CTGAAAGCGTTGTTTCGTTCCTTGATAAGATCTGTAAGGTGGAACTTGAAAAGTATATTGAAGGTTGCTACCAAGAACTGGCGGATTATATGAATGCATATGATCAGAAGATGCAGATGAAGCGTGAGAATATTGCTGATCGCGGAATCTGGACTGCTAAAAAGCGTTATATTCTGAATGTATGGGATAGTGAAGGTGTTCGTTATGAAGAACCTAAACTAAAGATTATGGGAATTGAGGCAGTTAAGTCTTCAACTCCGGCACCTTGTCGTCAGATGATTAAGGATGGTCTTAAAATCATGATGAGTGGTACTGAAGATGAAGTGATTGACTTCATCGAAAAGTGTCGTTCTGATTTCCGTAAACTTTCTCCTGAAGAAATTGCATTTCCAAGAACTGCTTCTGATGTTAAGAAATATCGTTCTTCATCGGAGATTTATGTAAAAGGAACTCCTATTCATATTCGTGGAGCACTTCTCTTTAATCATTATATTAAAGAGAAAAAACTGGAAAATAAGTACTCTCTTATTAATAATGGTGAAAAGGTTAAGTATATTTACCTTAAAAAACCAAACATTATCCAAGAGAATATCATTTCATTTATTCAAGATTTTCCAAGAGAATTTGGTCTTGACAAATACATCGACTATGAACTACAATTTGAAAAGAGCTTCTTAGAACCACTTAAATCAATTCTTGATGCAATTGGTTGGAAAGTAGAAAAAACTGTAAACCTAGAATCGTTTTTCTTTTGATGGAACTACCAATTAACGAAAAAGAGTTAGATACTATTATTAGTGCCATGAGACTCGGTGGAGACTCCGCACTGTATCAAAAACTCTGGACTTACAAAATGAATTATTTGATTAAAGAAAATAAGGAGAATGAATGATTATGGACTTTCTTAAAGATATTGTAAAAGAAATTGGCGGAGAATTCACTCAACTTGCCTCAGAGATTAATGAAACTGAAACCTTTGTGGATACGGGTTCGTACATTTTCAATGCTCTTGTATCCGGTAGCATATTTGGTGGTGTATCTGGGAATAAGATTACTGCAATCGCAGGTGAAAGTTCTACTGGAAAAACTTTCTTCTCTCTCGCCGTTGTTAAAAATTTCCTTGATAATAATCCTGATGGATATTGTCTGTATTTTGATACTGAAGCTGCCATCACAAAATCTCTCCTGGAGAGTCGCGGCATCGACACATCAAGGATTGTCGTGGTTAATGTTGTCACCGTAGAAGAGTTTCGTGGAAAAGCACTCAAAGCAGTTGACCTTTATATGAAAAAACCTGAAGGGGAACGCAATCCTTGTATGTTTGTGTTAGACTCTCTGGGTATGCTTTCAACCAGCAAAGAGATTAATGATGCCCTGAATGACAAAGAAGTTCGGGACATGACTAAATCTCAACTGATTAAGGGTGCCTTCCGTATGCTTACCCTCAAACTGGGTCAGGCAAAAATTCCTATGTTAGTTACTAATCATACTTATGATGTTATCGGCGCATATGTTCCTACAAAGGAAATGGGTGGTGGTAGTGGTCTTAAGTATGCTGCTTCTACAATCATCTATCTCAGCAAGAAAAAAGAGAAGGATGGAACTGAAGTCATCGGAAATATTATTAAGGCAAAGACTCATAAATCACGTTTAAGTAAGGAGAATCAAGATGTTGAAGTCCGTCTGTATTATGATGAGCGCGGTCTTGATCGTTACTATGGTCTTTTGGAACTTGGTGAACTTGGTGGACTCTGGAAGAATGTATCTGGTCGATATGAGATTGATGGTAAGAAAATTTATGCCAAGGAAATTCTCAAAAATCCAGAGAAATACTTTACCGAGGAAGTAATGGAACAACTTGATGTAATTGCCAAAGGTGAGTTTTCCTATGGCTGTTGATTTAACTGAATTTATTCATGTCTATGAAAATTCTTTAGATCCAGAAATTTGTGATTTTTTGATTTCTTTTTTTGATCAGAATGTACATGCACAAGAACGTTGTGATAATAATGGAAGACCCAACTTTTATCAGTTTAATCTGACTGAAAATAGGCAGATATCATCAAAGGTCAATAACGTTCATAATCACCTTATCAATAAAGTTTTTGAATACAGAAATAAGTATTATGAATTTATTGATAATCGAGTTTTTCCAAAGGATCATGCATTTGAACAATTTCGTATAAAAAAGTATAATCCTGGCGGAACCGATAGATTTGATACGCATGTTGATGTTGGTGATCATGAAACTGCTAGGAGATTTGTTTCTTTTTTATGGTATCTGAATGATGTTGAAGTTGGTGGAAATACTGTCTTTAAAGATCTTACTATTGAACCCAAAAAAGGAACTTTAATTGTATTTCCACCATTATGGATGTTTCCTCATAGAGGAGAACCGCCTGTTAGTGGACCAAAGTATATTATGAGTACATATTTACATTATAAGTAATGGAACGACTTGAACTAACTATTCTAAGAAATTTAATATTCAATGAAGATTATTCTCGTAAAGTAATCCCCTTTATACAACCAGATTATTTTGAGAAAAGATCTGAAAAAGTTGTATTTGAAGAAATTGTTAAGTTCATTGTTAAATATGGATCTGCAATTACGACTGAAGCACTTGCGATTGAAATAGAAAATCGTACAGATCTCAGTGAGACTGAAATCAAAGAAATCCGAGATCTCAATTCTGGTCTTCACGATGGCGTTGTAGATAAACAATGGATTCTGGATACTACTGAAAAGTGGTGTCGTGACCGTGCAATTTATTTGGCACTTATGGAATCTATTCATATTGCTGATGGCAATAATGAAAAGAAGAATCGTGATGCTATTCCAAGTATTCTTTCTGATGCTCTAGCAGTATCTTTTGATAATAATATTGGTCACGATTATCTTCAAAATTATGAGGAACGTTATGAGTTTTATCACCGTAAAGAAGATAAAATCGAATTTGATTTGGAATATTTCAACAAAATCACTAAAGGTGGTCTACCTAACAAGACTCTCAATATTGCTCTCGCTGGAACCGGTGTTGGGAAATCGCTATTCATGTGTCATGTGGCTAGCTCCGCCCTGCTACAGGGTAGGAACGTGCTCTACATCACTCTTGAAATGGCGGAAGAAAGAATTGCAGAAAGAATTGATGCAAACCTTCTCAATGTCCCGATTCAGCAATTGGTTGATTTGCCACGTTCAGCATTTGAGAAGAAAGTAACCGGTATTGCGAAGAAGACTCAGGGTACTTTAGTAATTAAAGAATATCCTACTGCTTCGGCACACTCGGGTCATTTTAAGGCACTTCTAAATGAACTTGCTCTTAAGAAATCATTCCGACCTGATATTATCTTTATTGACTATCTGAATATTTGTTCTTCTTCACGATTTAAGGGTGGAAGTAATGTCAATTCCTATACTTTGGTTAAGTCAATTGCAGAAGAACTTCGTGGTCTTGCGGTGGAATTTAATGTTCCTATTGTGAGTGCTACTCAGACTACTCGTAGTGGTTATGGGAACTCTGATGTTGAACTTACTGATACTAGTGAATCGTTTGGTCTTCCTGCCACTGCTGACCTTATGTTTGCTCTGATTGGTACTGAAGAACTTGAGGAGTTAGGTCAGATTATGGTGAAGCAATTGAAGAATCGTTATAATGATCCAACAATTTTCAAGCGTTTTGTTGTTGGTATTGACCGTGCAAAGATGAGACTTTATGATGTGGAACAATCAGCACAAAAGGACATACTTGACAGTGGACAGGAAGAGGAGTATAATTACGAAGAAACGAAACCAAAAAAATCATTTGAGGGATTTAAATTTTCATGACACAACGAGTTGATTTCGACAAATATCAAAACTTTGTAGATGCCGTAACTTCTGATGCATCCAAAGATTTTCTTGCTCTGTCTGACCGTATGGTTCAGTTGGATGAGAAGGGTGCAAATATTGAACGTCTTCTGACTGCCGCTGTTGGTATTAATGCCGAAGGTGGTGAGTTTATGGAGATTGTGAAGAAGATGGTATTTCAGGGTAAATCTTGGAATGATGAGACTCGTACTCATCTAATTAAAGAACTTGGAGATACTCTGTGGTACGTTGCTCAAGCGTGTATTGCTCTTGAAGTTTCGTTTGATGAAGTGATTCAGACAAACATTGATAAACTGATGAAGCGTTATCCTGACGGTTTCTTTGATGTATACTACAGTGAAAATCGTGAAGAGGGAGACATCTGATGACTAAATCTGTAACTGTAAAAATGGATGTCCGCACTGCTGCTGCAGTTCGTCAAATTCTTTTTGAGAATCAGAAAGGTTACACTTATGATGAGGTTTCTGTTCCTCCTCGTATTAGTGATATTCGTTCTGTAATTATGGACCTTGATGAAAAGATTGGTGCTGCTATAGAATGATCATATAACCCTTCGGGGTTTATGCCCGTGTACTCCAACGGTAGAGAGGGTGGACTTAGAATCCATACAGTGGAAGTTCGAATCTTCTCACGGGCACTAAATAAAAATAAAATACTTATGGCTCACCTTGGGACTAAAGCGGCAGATTGGCCAAAATATGTTACTAATAATCCTAATTCGGCAAATATCAAATACACTATTGAAAATGGAATTGTAAACGAACCGGTATATAAAGACATAACATTAAAGCAGGTAATTTTATCACTCAACCAAGGTCAAGAAGTTAACATAATTTCTAAACAATTTACTCAAATAGGTAGAAGCAAATATGCTCATATTAGAGTAAATAGTAAAACTGGATATATTAGAATTAGTTCTATTAGAAAACCTACTGGTAAGGGTGGAGCAGATGCTGAACAAAGAACTCTTGACGCCACTGTAGAGACACTTAGAAAATTGCAAGAAATTTCTGGGATAGGTAGAGGTAATAGTCTTGGTATAGACTTACTAGTTCCAGGAATAGGAATGTTTACTGGAATTACTAGTGTTGAAAAAGTTCCTAATAGAATTCATGGTAGAGAGGCAAAATCAGATTTTGCCTTTAAAAATGCACTGGGTATAAAAATTCTTTTTATTTCACATAAAGATGGTACCGGTCCAGATGCATTTGGTCAATATGGTGGAGTTTCTGAATCTTCATCTGGAAATATTCAAGATGCCGCAAAGATTTATAATAATCCTGAAGTGCAAGCATACTTAACAAGATTATATGAATTATATAATGATGCAGTTAATTTGGGTGGAGCGATTCCAAAAAATCCTTTTAATGCTTCTGGAAAACTTACCAAAGCTGTTTATAAGTTAGTCTCAAGCCCTGAACTAGTAAATCAATCAGTATATGGTCCGGACTATGGAGGTGCATATGGTCCGGATAATGTTCATCTGATTGGGCAAGGTAACTTTGTTTTCAATCCATTGGTCAATAGTGATGGTGACATATATTATCGTCTTTCTTTTAGTGGTCCAATGGAATTAAATGGGCAAACTGGACCATTTTTAAACAACAATAGTGGATATCGTGCCACATTAATAACTACTTACAGAGATGGAAGACCAACTCAAACACCATCTGGAACAGTTCCTCAAACAAGAACAGGAATTTATCCGAGAAGATATAGACAATCTGCTATTTCAATTGATACTCTACAATGAAAGACCTTCAATTATTTCTGAATAACATTCTCGATATTTTTGCCACAAAAAAATCAAATCAGAATGATGTCTTTAATGATTTTATCAAGTATTTCTACTTTACTCTTGATAAAGAAATTAAGTCCAATAAATCAGATTTGTTAAAGAATAAATATATAAAGATTAGGAAAAATGGTTTAAACTATATTATTGCAAACAAGACAGCAATAATGGCGAATATTTGTAAGAAAAAAATTAAGTAAGTAATGAAAAGTTTCCTCCAATTTATATCAGAAGCAACTTCTGCAGCAGACCAAGCTCAGCGTCTTGGGTTGCAGGGAGATGGGCACGGGGGATGGTATGATAGAGCAACTGGAGAGTTTGTTGCCAAGACCGAAGGTGGAAAACTTAAATTTTATAATAAGAGACAAAGAGTGGGAAAAGACCCGGTTCAAACTCCACACGAAAAGAATGTTCCTTCTCCAAGTTATAATGACCCAAATGCCCAACAACCCCCTCAACAACAGCAGCAAGAACCTGCATCAGAGCAGCAACCAGTAGCACAGGAACCACAACAACCTGTGGCAACTCCACCACCTGTTCCTAAGACGAAAGGAACTCTTACGGTTGCTTTTGGTCGTTTCAATCCACCCACAATCGGGCATCAGCAATTGATGGATACTGCCGCCGCCGCATCACAGGCAGATGGTGGAGACTATTTAATCTATCCATCCAGAAGTCAGGATAAGAAAAAGAATCCACTTGACCCTGATACAAAGATTTCATATATGAGGCAGATGTTTCCTGCTCACAGTGAAAGAATTGTAAATGATGCTGCTAATAAGACTATTTTTGACGTTCTTAAGAAGGCACATAATGATGGATATACGAATGTTAGAATCGTAGGTGGTTCTGATAGAGTCAAGGAGTTTGAGAAACTATCCAATAATTACAACGGTCAACTATATGCTTTTGATAATATTGAAGTAGTTTCTTCTGGAGATAGAGATCCTGATGCAAAAGGTGTGGAAGGCATGTCCGCATCCAGAATGAGACTTGCCGCCGCCGAAGGAGATTTTCGTAAGTTTAGAGAGGGTCTTCCTCCAGATATGAAGCGTAAATCTGCACAAGAATTATTTGATTCTGTAAGAGCATCTATGGGTATTAATGAGAGTTGGAATCTTTGGGAAATTGCTCCTAAGTTTGATTATCAGACTCTTCGTGAGAATTATATTTCCGAAAAAATATTCCAAATTGGTCAGTTAGTGGAGAATCTAAACACCGGTCTTGTTGGAAGAATCTTACGTCGTGGAACTAACTATCTGATTTGTGTAACCGAATCCGGTATGATGTTTAAGTCTTGGATTAAGGATGTTACGGAATCTTGCTCCGAAAATAAATTAGAAAAGAAAAGTAATCTTAATGAGAAAAGTAATATCTCTTATATTAAAAATTTCATAAATAAGTATAGAAAAAAGTAAAGTAGTAAAATCTTCTCATGAAAAATCATATTGCCGAAGAATTGCCAGCGAGAAAACACGCTCCTGCCGCTGCTGGTTCTGGTGCTGCTCCTGCTGGTGGAGATAAAAAGGATGATAGTGGAAAATCTCCAGAGCAAAAGGCAAAGCAGGCAGTATATGACATTCGTTATAGAGCAAGAAGAGAAGATATTCCACTTCGTCAGGCATATTCTCAATATATGCAAAATAGTAGCATGGGGCAGCAAGAAAGAACTATTGTAAAGACAAAACTTTTCGGTAAAGAAGGTGGTACTATGAAGGCAGAAGATTTTAATCCAGTATTTAAGAGTGCTGCATCAGATTCTCTTGCAAAAGCACTTTTCAAAGTTTTTGTTGAGGGTACTGAATCAAAGCAAGAACCAATTACTTTAACTTATCTTGAAGAACTTGATGGTGCAGAGCATAGAAAATATAAGGTAAGAGTTACTGATAAGAATACCAAAAAGTCTTATGTAAGATATGCAACTCGTGAAAAGATTAATCAACTTCGTGCAAATCCAAATATTGAATCGGTTGAAATGACCGGATATGGTGAACCCTATGAAGGTGAAAAGAAAAAGGGTGAGCAGACCGCAAGGGTTGCATCGGGTAAGGGATTGGACCCTGTTGGTAAGGAAGATTCTGATATTAATAATGATGGTAAGGTTAATAAGACTGATGGATATTTGAAAAAGAGAAGAGATGCGATTGGGAGTGCAATTGCAACTCGTAAAGAAGAGTTTATTCACGAAGCAGAAACCGAAGATTCGAATAATAAAAAAATTGATGTAATGAAGAAGGGAAAAAAGAATAAAGTTGTTATTGCACCTGCTCAAGATAAGAGTGTAGGTCTGATGGCACATAATGAACTTGAGGGTGAACTGATTGCTGAAAAGGCAGTTAGTCAGGCACAGCAGCGTTTTATG